ATTCTCTACTACGCGGTCGTTGCGCGCGAGAACGATCGCGTGCGTGTGGCGTTTTCGACGTGGCCGGAACAGCATGCAAATTACTACTCGGCGTCGCGACCGGCGTTATCGCTCGAGGGCTTTTATCGCGTTACAGCGCCGCAGTCGATCGAGCGAGGTTTGCACGACTTACTCGCGCAGCTTCGCGCTCGCTATCCGAATAGCTTCGTGCTCGTGGATGCCGGTTATCGTAGTGATATCGTATCGTCGGTGGCCGCGATACACGATCGCGTCTATCCGGCTTACGGTCGCTACGTCGGTGCGCGGTCGAAGTCGTCGGTCGTTGAGCTTACGAAGCCAGGCGACGTAACGGGCAACGCGTGGCGCATGACCCGCGATCCGGACCGCGCTACGACGAGCGTCCTGATCGACACGAACCGTGCGAAGACGAGTGTCGCGAATCTCTTCGCATCGTCTTCGATCGAGATCGCGCGTACCGTCGATGCACCGGTTGTGATCGAGCATCTTACGTCGGAGACCGGCGTGGCTACGCAGTCGATCTGGCGGCAGTGCGTGGAGTGGTCGCTCTTACCCGCGCGCGAGAACCACTACTTCGACTGCCTCGTAGGCGCACTCGTTGCGCGCGAGATTTTCGATTCGCTCGAGTCGAGTTCGTCTTCGACTTCGGATTCGAGTTCGAACTGGTTACTCGAAGGACTACTTCGTTATCGTGCGAGGGCGATGTCATGATCGACGAGACGCAGCGGCAGCAGATCATCGAGTCGTTAGTCGAGCAAGCGCGGCAGCCGAAGACGGTGACTGTCGACGGCATGACAGTTCAGTATCGCGACGTGAGCGAGCTACTCGAGTTCGTGCATCAGGCATCGGAGCCGAAAGCGGTGGTCGTGAAGATGAACGCGCCGGGAGCGTTAGGATGATCGGCTGGCTGCGTCGAGTCTTCAGTACGAGTGGCAACTCGTCGTCAGCGCGAGCGGACGTTTCGTTTCGTGCGCGTTACGATGCCGCGGCTACGACTCCAGACAACGCACAGCACTGGTCGCAAGCGGATTCGCTATCGCCGTCGGCTGCACTGACGCCGAGTGTGCGTCGCACACTGCGGAATCGATCGCGTTACGAGGTCGCGAACAACAGCTACGCGAACGGTATCGTCTCGACGATCGCGAATTATACGGTCGGTACCGGGCCGGTCCTGCAGGTTCGTACTGCGAACGAAGAGTTGAATCTTCGTTTTGAGCGAGCGTGGTCTGAGTGGTGCGCTGCGGTCGATTTACCCGAGATTCTGCGAACGATGCGTCGCTGCGTCGTCGTCGATGGCGAGGCCTTCGCGATCCTTTGCGATTATCCACGACAGCGAACGAAAGTCAAGCTCGCAGTTCGACTCGTCGAGCCGGAGCAGGTCAGTGAAGGTCCGATTTCCGCGCTCATGCACCCGGTTGAAGGCATCGTTTTCGATGACTACGGGATGCCAGCGGCGTACCACGTGTTGCGGCGACATCCCGGTGACATCGCGGTTGCAGACATTGATTACTCGTACGAGACGATACCGGCTGAATCGGTTATTCACTACTTCCATCGCGAGCGACCGGGCCAGTGGCGTGGCGTTCCCGAGATCACGCCGGCGCTACCTCTCTTCTCGATTCTGCGTCGGTTCACGCTCGCGACTGCAGCTGCGGCCGAGACTGCAGCGAATCTCGCGGCCGTCTTGCAGACCGACTCGGCCGCGTACATTCCGCGTGATGCGGAGCGATTCGCGCGCGAACTCGTCTGGCAATTCGTCGATCTTCGACCGCGTAGTGCGACCGTGTTGCCACCGGGTTGGCGTCTGTCGCAGATGACGGCGCAGCATCCAACGACGACCTACGGAGATTTTGTGTATCACCTCATGAGCGAGATCGCGAGGTGCCTCAACGTTCCCGTCGTAATTGCGCTGAACGACTCTTCGCGTGCGAACTTTTCGAGCGGTCGACTCGATCTTCGCAATTGGTATCGCGCACTCGAAGTCGAGCGTGCGCGGATCGAAGCGATCGTGCTCGAGCCGCTGCTGCGAGCGTTCTATCGTGAGTGGCGCATCGCTGACAGCGATGCGTCAGCGTTCGTGGGCTTGGGTCGCGATGTACCGGATCACGAGTGGTACTGGCCTGCGCTTGAGGGTGTCGATCCGGAGAAAGAAGCGAAAGCACAACGTTTGCGTCTAGAAAGCGGCCTCACGACATTCGCATACGAGTACGCGAAGCAGGGTCGTGACTGGATGACGGAGCTTCGTCAGCGAGCGAAAGAGTACGCGCTCGCGAACGAACTCGGTCTTGATTTCCTTTTCGAGAAAGGAGGTAGTAGCGATGCCGAAGACGACGAAAAAGTTTCTTCGGATTCGAGCGAAGGCGAGGATTCGCGCGCAGGGTCCTGAAGACGAGCTCGAAGACGAAGACGAAGAAAACGAAAACGAAGTCGCCGCGCAAGACGAAGAGTCGCAGCCGGCGACCGAGGAAGCGCAGCCGACTGACGATGCTGCGTCAGAGCTGCTAAGGAAAATTCAGATCGTCGCGTACACCGGCGGTACGATGACGGTAGAGGGCTGGCCGCTTCCCGTTGTCGTCGATCTTAGCGGTCTCGAGATTCCAACGAGTTCGTTGCCGATCCGCTACGCGCACGACGAGTATGCCGGTATCGGCCACACAACGAATATCGCAATCGAAGGTAACGAGATCGTTGCAGACGCCGTGGTCTCTCGTGATACCGAGTACTCGCGGGACTTTCTCTCGTCGATCGAAAACGGCTTTCCATGGAAAGCTTCGATCGGTCTTGAGGTCGTCGAGTATCGCGAGATTCCTGACGGTGCGGAAGTCGAAGTGAACGGACAGTCGTTTACGGGTCCGCTCTACGTAGTCGATCTCGCCGTGCTGCGCGAGATTTCGATTGTCGACGTGCCGGCCGACATCGGTACGTCAGTCGTGGCCGCGAAAGCCGCTCGGAGGGTAGAAATCGTGAAGCGAATTCTCGGAAAGTACCCGCACCTCGCGGAACGAGCAATTCAAGAAAACTGGTCCACGAAGAAGTGCCAGCTCGCAGCGATTCGCGCGAGTCGGCCGAGCAGTCGTGTCGTGCATGCGTTCGATGCCGGCGTGGACACGACTGACGTGCTGACCGCCGCGGTCATGCTTCGCGCTGGCGGTTCGGTTGCGAAGAGCGTGGAGAAGAAATTCGCGACGCGGATCGTCGATGCCGCGTCGAAGTATAGGAATCTCGGGCTGCTGCAGCTTGCGCGCGAGTGTTTGCGATTCGAGGGCCATCGCGTCGATCCGTACTCTTCTCCGATGGACGTGATCCGCGCCGCGTTCAGCGTGCGATCGTTTCCGAATCTCTTGCGCGAGTCGGCGTATCGAATCTTGGTTTCAATCTATGAAACAATGCCTCCGACGTGCTTACGAATCGCGCGCATCGTAGAAACTGTGAATTTCATGCCGCACACGCTTGCGAGGTTGAACGCGTTCGCACAGTTCGAACGTGTGCCGCTGAGCGGTTCGATCGCGCAGGAGCGTATCGGTGATACCGGCTGGCAAATCAAGGTGGACACGTATGGACGGCTGTTCACAATCACGCATCAGGACGTTATCAACGACGATCTCGGCGCGTTCCTCGCGATTCCGCAGGAAGCTGCGCGAGGTGCGATTATCGCACTCGAGAATCTTTTCTGGAACACGGTTGTCACGAACCCGAATAACTTTTTCAGCACTGCTAACGCGAACGTCGTGACGAGTGCACCGCTTACGATTCCGAATCTTGATCGCGCGGTCGAAAGGATGCTGGCTCAGAGAGATCAGTTCGGCCAACCGGTCTTCGTGAAGCCGAGTTTCCTCGTTGTGCCCGTGGGTCTAAAAGCGACTGCCGAGAATCTTTTTACCGGTGTGCGTGTCGTGATTGCAGGTAACGTTGAACGCACGTTACCGGAAACGAATGCCTACGCTGGTCAATTCGAACCGGTTGTTACGCAGTACTTGCCCACGAACGGCGCGAATTCGACGTGGTATCTTGTTGCTGATCCTGCAACGACACCGGCGTTCGCAGTTGCGTTCCTGCGCGGTCAGGAGACACCAATTATCGAAGAGGTGCAACCGATTCCGCAATTCCTCGGTTACTCGGTACGCGCCTACTGGCACTTCGGTGTTGCGCTACTCGACCATCGAGCTGCAGTGCGTGCGACAGCGTGATGACAGCGAGATGCGATGAACGCGATTCTCAACAACTTTTTTGAGACACTACTTCGCAGTCGCGGCGTTCGGCTTCGGCTTCCGAACGGTTCCGAGATCGACGCCGTGGTCGCGCGCCGCGATTCGCAGTCGGTGTCACTCGGCGGTCAGGTCGCAGCCGACACAACGACGCAGTGTTTCGTTGTGCGCGCAAGCGACTTGCCCGCCGGATATTGGCCGCGTGTTGCAGACGAAATCGTCAACGTTGCGACATCGCAGCGGTATATCGTTGTGCGCGCTATCGGTGGCGCGCACGCAACGACTTCGAGTGATCCTTACGGTTTCCTCGTTCGTGTGTGGACGAGATTAGCATCCTAACGGAGGTAAGAGATGAACGTCGTAGTCAAGCATCACGATTTCGTGGTTCCAGTCGTGTTCGAGTCTGATCAGCCCGCTGGCGCGCTTATCTTTCTCGGAGATACGCCTGCAGTTACGCTCGAGTCGATGAGGGCTCTCGTTCCAGGTGGCGTCGCGGTCGGTGCCGTTATCGAAGGTCCGCGCGAGACTGGCAGTCCTTGGCCGCAAGGCACAGTTGTGTACTGGAACGCTGCAAACAATCGATTCACGACGACAGCGGCTGGTAATAAGCGTGTCGGCATAGTAGTCGGTGGAAACATTACTTCCGATGCAGCGACTCGCGCACTCGTGCTAATGGACCGATGATCGCAACCTTACTAGACGCTGTTGTCGATGCGATCAACGGACCACCACCAGCGGCTTCCGTTGCAGCGTCGAAAACGTGGGCGCATTACTGGGTTCTTGCACGCGAGACGCCCGACGTGTGCGTCGTCACGTTCGTTCGTTCCGAGCGCGAGCGACTTTCGCGATCGCGATTTCGATTCCTTCTCGACGTAGAGATTGTTCGCGCTCGGCCTTACGTGGACGCTTCGTCGATCGAGATCGTTGTCAACGACGTGCACTCGATCGCATCGCGCATCACGAGTCAGGAAGTACTCGAACGAGGTGGCATCGCGTATGCGTTTGAGTCGATCTCGTTTTCCGATCCGCTTTACGAGATCGAGGAAGTATTCGACGAGAGTTCGTTCGTGCGCGCGAGTGTGACTGCGCGTTACGTTGTGCTGGAGTCGTTGTGATGGCGTCGGAGTCGATCGTAAAAGTGAAGCAGCTTTTTCTCGATCGGCCAGCGGTCGTGCGTTACTTCGATCGCAAGACGCTGCGCGTCTTCAAGCGGTTCGGAGCGTTCGTGCGACTGGTCGCGCAGCGAAGTATGCGTCGACGTAAGACGGCGTCGCCACCGGGCCAACCGCCGTCGGTGCGTAAAGGCCAGCTACGAAAGTTGATCTTCTTTTCGCTCGACGAGCGTCGAAAGAGCGTTGTCATCGGGCCGACACTACTACGTCCTGACTCGCCGGTGCCAGCGCTTCACGAGCACAGCGGCGTACGTCGATACGGCGCACGTGTCGCGAAGTATCCGAAACGCGAGTACATGAAACCCGCGTTTCGCGAAGGGTTGGCGAGATTATCGCAGTTCTTTAAGGAGGCGCAAGCATGAGTCGAACAAGACTAGGTCACCTCGCGAAGCTCTACGTCGATAGCGCGAATAACTGGACTACGCCGACGTGGGTCGAAGTGCCGAATGTCAGCAACCTGACACTAAACTTATCGCACGCGACCGCGGACGTGACAACGCGTGCGCATGCAGGCTGGCGCACGCAGGTCGCGACGCTGAAAGAGGCGACGATCGAGTTCGATATGCTGGACGTTGCGGGCGACCCGAGCGTCGCGCAAATTCGTCAGGCGTTTTTTGCTCGCGGTCAGCTGCATGTTCTTTGTTTGAACGGTTCGCGAACCGAGGTCGGTTCGTGGGGCTTGAAGACGCTCGTCGAAGTGACGCGTTTCAACCGCGCCGAGCAAATGGGCCAAGCGATCGTGATCTCGGTTACGTTCGTAGTGTCGCCGCTACTCGATGGCACCGTTTATCGCTATCCCGAGTACTTCGAGGTAACGCCCTGATCGCGAGAGGACTGACAGCGATGCGACATCGATTTACGGACGAGCATGGCCGCGAGTACGAAGTTGCGCGAATCAGCTTCGCGCGATACCACGATCTTCGCGATCACGGATTCGATCTTGCGAAGTGGGCCTCGGAGGCGCTGGCGCGCGTAGTGCGGCCAGACACTACGACTGACAACGCGCTATCGCAGCGATTCGACTACGAAGAGTTTGTGCGCATACTCGCCGACGGAGCCGTGTTCCGCGATCGCAAAACTGCGGAGGCGTTGCTGACAGTTTTGTGTCGCGACTCGCTTGCACGGCACGATGTCACCGCGAACGAAGTTTTCGAGTCGCTTTACGGTCGATCGATCTGGGAAGCCGAGGTCGCGTTTATCTCGAGGATCCTTGATTTTTTCGAGGGCCACCCGATCATGCGCGAAATTCTCGGCGCCGCGTTGAAACTACTGCTGTCGAAAGTCGAGCAAGCGAGTGCGCCGACATCGAGTCTTACGTCTGGCACTTCGCCGGCTACCTCGGCGTAGCACCGTGGGACTTTACGCTCGGCGAACTGCGCGCGATGTACGAAAGTCGATTATTCCACGATCACTGTCATTACGGTATCATCGCGGCAGCGATTGCGAACGCGTTTCGTGGTAGCGAGTCGCCGACGATTCGAGTCGAAGATATTTTCCCGGATGTCGTCGAGTATCTCGAACGATTCGGTGTTCGCGGTGACAACGAGTTGCCGCTACTAAGTAAGGACGATCTAAAGTCGTGGCTAGCCCAGCAGAAATCCGAGCGGGTCGCGCGAGCGTCGAGCTGACGCTGACCGATCGACTGACCGCGGACCTCAACGCGGTCTCGCGTAAGCTCGCAACGTGGGGCGTTGCGTTGCAGGGTATCGGCGCATCGATACTCGCAGCGTTTCGGCCGGCGCTATCGGTCTTCCAAGAGCAAGAAGCGATAGGTGGTTGGGCGCTGCGCCTGCGTACGTCGGTCGAGCAGTTCTCGAAGCTTACATCGCTCTTTCGCGTCTGGAACGTTAGCGTCGACGAACTTGGTGCATCGCTCGAGAGCATGACCGCAAAGCTCGATGCGAAAGCGGTGGCCGAGTTCGGAGATGTGCTCCAGAATCTCGGCGTTATCTCGTTCGCGCATCTGCCGCTCCAGCAGCGACTCGAAATCGTGCTCGAGGCGTTGCAGCGCATTCCGGACGAGACGCAGCGTGCGCGTATCGCAGTTGAGCTCTTCGGCGATAAGGTCGGCATGTCGCTTGTTTCGATGGGCATGCTCTCGAACGACGCGAAAGAGCGACTCGCGAATCTGACCGCGACTACGAGTGAACGAGTGCAACACGCCACGCAGATCATGCAGTCGTGGCGCGAGATCACGGCTTCGATCTCTGCGGTCTGGTACGAAGTCGCTGCTGCGATTGCGCCGGTGC